TTAGACAGCAGAGCAATTTTTAAAGATTTATACAAGGAAGAAAAACATGGGAAAACCATTTGACGTAAGCAAGTTCCGCAAGGACATTACCAAAAGCATCGAAGGCCTGAGTATTGGATTCAATGATCCAACAGATTGGATTTCAACAGGCAACTTTGCCTTGAACTATCTCATCTCAGGAGATTTCAATCGAGGCATTCCCTTGGGCAAGATCACAGTGTTTGCCGGCGAATCAGGTGCAGGCAAGAGTTATATCTGTTCAGGCAACATTGTGAAGAACGCACAAGAGCAAGGCATTTTTGTTATCTTGGTTGATACAGAAAACGCATTGGATGAGACATGGCTACATGCATTGGGTGTGGACACCGGCGCAGATAAATTGCTCAAATTGAACATGAGCATGATTGATGATGTGGCCAAGGCCATTTCAACATTCATGATTGACTACAAAGCCCTGCCAGACGGTGAGCGCATGAAAGTGCTATGGGTGATTGACTCATTGGGCATGTTGTTGACACCAACTGATGTCAACCAGTTTGAAGCAGGTGACATGAAAGGTGACATGGGGCGCAAGCCCAAAGCACTCACAGCACTGGTTCGTAATTCGGTCAACATGTTTGGTGGCTACAATGTTGGAATGGTTTGTACCAATCATACCTACGCCAGTCAAGACATGTTTGATCCAGATGACAAGATCTCAGGTGGTCAAGGCTTTATCTATGCGTCAAGTATTGTGGTGGCCATGAAGAAAATGAAGCTGAAAGAAGACGAGGATGGCAACAAGATCTCCGAAGTCATGGGCATACGTGCTGGTTGTAAAGTAATGAAAACTCGTTATGCAAAACCATTCGAAGGCATGCAGGTTAAAATTCCCTACGAAACAGGTATGAATCCTTACAGTGGATTGACTGATCTTGCAGAGAAAAAAGGCATGCTCAAGAAAGAAGGCAATCGTCTAGTGTTCACCACTAGCGAAGGCGAGATAATTAAACAATTCCGCAAGGCCTGGGAAGCAAACGAAGATGGGTGCCTGGACAAAGTCATGACAGACTTCAAGAACATCAAGACAGAGGTAAGTACAGCCGACACTGTGGAGGAATAAAAATGTCAGCAGAAGTAGCAAGCGAAATTTGGGGCGAATTAAAGCGATACGTGAATGTGGTAGATCGTATAGATGCTGCTGAAAGCATTGTGTCTATCCTGATTGATCACGATCATGATGTTGAAGAAATTCGAAACGCCTTCAAAGGCGATTCAGACATCAAAAAAGCATTGACTGCATACCTTGACAACGACAAGGACTATACAGAAGAGGAAGATGAAGAACCCGATGACGAGGACAACTACAATCAAGAAGATGACTACTGACCGGAATTATTATTGTTCTAGAAAATTTACTGAATTATCGTTAACATTTCAAAGTTCATCAATATCATCATGTTGTGCTGCTTCACCATATAAAATTGATTTTGTTGATTTAGAAAAAAATGGGTTATTGAATTTATCAGTTATACGCAACGAGCGCAAGCAGATGTTGTCTAATACTCGTGTGTTGTCCTGTGAAAAACCGTGTTGGAAAAACGAAGATGCTGGATTACCTAGCATTAGATCAATCAATGGCGGAGCAGAGAAAACTCACCAATCAGCTCAGATTGATATTTTAGAGCAAGTGAATATTTCGCTAGGCAATCGCTGTACACTTACTTGTTCGTATTGTGGACCTGAGTGGAGCCGTGCTTGGTCTGAAGATATTGAAAAAAATGGCGAGTATAATTTTGAAAATTCTAGACCATCGTATGTACTGAGCACTGAAAATTTATTGTTTAAAAAACTGAAACAAAATGACATATATTCAAGTTCAAAGTTTCAGACACTGTATAGTCATTTGATCGAACATGCAAAAACAATAAAAGTCTGGTACATCACTGGTGGCGAGACGTTGCTGTATGAGACACAAGTGCTTGATCTAATAAAAATAAGCAATCCAAATTCTGTCTTTACTGTAATGACCGGTCTTGGAATACCTAAAAATAAATTTATAAGATTGATTGATCAACTGCGAGATTATCCAAGTTTTAAATTGGGGATCAGTGCAGAGAATATTGGAAAACTACATGAATTTAACCGGTATGGATATTCTTTTGATCATTTGGTAGAATTGCTAGATTATGTAAAAACATCAGGAATTAAGTATCAATTTTATTCTACACTCAGCAATCTAACCGCATTTGGATATGTTGATTTTGTTAATTTTGTCAATGCTGAGATAGAAGAAAATTTGTGTGTTATTCCTGAATTTCTTGACGTACAAAAAATGGACAAAGAGTCAAAATACAATTTACTAGAAGTTTTAGACAAACAAAACAATCAACAATTTAAAATTCTAATAGACTTGCTAAAATCTGATTATGAAGTATCACCGATTGATCAAAAAAATTTAGCAACGTTTTTGCAAGAGTTTTCGTCAAGGCGAAATTTAGATTTAAGTATTTTTCCAAAAACGTTTTTAGATTGGCTAGACATACATGTGGTACAGTAAAGTAGTAGCAGACCTCAGTAATATACCTGACTTCATTGCACACTTTGAGTCAGAGTTAACTGATGCCAAACGTGACTGCAAGATTGGCGGCCTAGTAGAAAAGAACATCACTGCCTTGCCGGGCATCACTGAGCATAGGTTCAACCAGCTGCAAGAAATTGAAGCTGTGCTGAACTTTCTCAACATCCAATTACGCAAGATTCGAACCCGGCACTTTAAAAAGTACCTGGAAGGCTATGCTCGTGCGCTCACAGCACGTGATGCTGAAAAGTATGTGGACGGTGAAGAAGAAGTTGTGGACTTTGAAACCATCATCAACGAAGTGGCGCTGTTGCGCAATCGTTGGCTGGGCATCATGAAGGGCCTGGATACCAAGCAGTGGCAGATGGGGCATGTGGTCAGACTGCGCACAGCCGGCATGGAAGACATCACGGTATAACATGACTGACCAAGAACGTTGGCAACGCGATTTAGCAGAAATGGAATTTTTCTTAGTGATATTCTTCATTGCGGCCTGGGTGGCTTTTTGGTGGTGTGTGGAACATATATAACACTGATATAAATTTTTATTGTCTCAAAAAGTCACATACATAGTGTAACGGAGGCAAAATGAAACCCACAGCATTTGTTACAGGCATGACCGGGCAAGACGGTCCATATCTTGCAAAATTACTTGTTGAAAAAGGCTACCAGGTATATGGATTGGTAAAAAGGTATAGCAATCCCAATTTAGACAACATCCGCTGGTTAGGAATTGAAAATGATATCGAGTTAGTCACAGGCGACATCACTGACGAAAATTCCATGAATCATCTCATGCGCAGTATACAACCGCGTGAAGTTTACAATCTTGCTGCACAAAGTTTTGTGGGTATCAGTTGGGATTTAAACAAATTGACCACGGAAGTCAACAGTATAGGCCCACTGAACATGCTCAACGCCATACGTCAACACAATCCCAATGCCAGGTTCTATCAGGCCAGCACCAGCGAAATGTTTGGCAATGCCACCGAACCTGGACAACAAGGTGAGACCACACCATTCCGTCCACGCAGTCCTTATGGGGTAAGCAAATTGTATTCGCATTGGATGACCATAAACTTCCGAGAAAGTTATAGCCTGTATGCTTGTTCGGGTATTTTGTTCAATCATGAATCGCCCCTGCGTGGTCGTGAGTTTGTGACCCGCAAGGTAACAGACGCTGTGGCACGTATCAAACTGGGACTAGCTGACTCAGTCACCCTGGGCAATTTAGACAGTGCTAGAGATTGGGGATTTGCCGGAGACTTTGTAGAAGCCATGTGGTTGATGCTACAACAAGACACAGCTCGTGACTATGTGATTGCCACTGGTCAACAACATACCATTGGTGATCTGTGTCGTGTGGCATTTGAACATGTGGGCATACCAGACTGGCAAAACTTGGTCAAGAGCGATCCAAGATTCAAACGCCCAGCAGAACTGCACAGCTTGTGTGGCGACTCAAGTCGAGCAAGAGAGTTATTGGGCTGGAAGCCACGTACAGATTTTGAGACTATGATACGCGACATGGTCGACGCTGATGTCAAAAGACTAAGCGCCTAAACGGCAATCCTGATCTAATTTCCTCCACAGTCCATTCAGTGTGTGCCAGTTGTTCTAGCCATACACTGCGATCAGGGCGTGGAGGATTTTCTATCTGTGACAAGTCCCAGTTGGCAATGGTGCTGGCCAAACTGTCCGGACCAACAAACGCTGATATGCCTGCCATCAATGCCTGCGGTCCCGGACCGGAGTTCCAATTCAACACACAGTGCGCCGTGCTCAGCACTCGATCAAAATCAAAATCGTCATAGGTGCCAGATTTAGCCAGGGGTTTGTCAATCAAACATCCCGGTGGAATTGAGCAGGTACTGCGTGGATGTGGGCGCACCACAATGGGACGATCGCTGTGTTGTTTGACTTCTTTTACAACATTGGCCAACCATGCACTTACATCAGGTAATCCTGCCCATTGCTGACTGTGATGGCGTTGCAAGGCTATCACAATGTTTGTGCCTGAGCGCCAGGGCTGGAGACCAAGTCCAAGGGCAACAGCTCGATCGGGTATGAGATTGTCAAAATTGTAACTGTTGATACCAGTGCCATTGATACCAATCTTCCAGGTGTGCCCACGTTGTATCATGCCAACTTCGGCCACAATTACTGGTTTGCCTTGACGTCTAAATGTTTCGTAAACTTCTTGATTGGGACGCATCCGCCCAGTCCACAGCATGCTCCATATCACAGCCGCATCTGCGGTGAGGTCATGATGCACTACCGTATGACCTTGGGCAACAAGTCCCTGAGCAATGGCTTGAAACACTGGCACTGAGTTTTTGGCACCAAAATTATTAAATAGACTGATTTTCATTGGATTAAATAGTTATATATGTATAAAATAAACTCACTGTGGTATTCTTCTGAGCCACCAAATGGATTTTTTAGTGAACGACTGCAGGAGGTAGTGGATGTACATTATCAAAATCGTTATCGCTGGTATGTGTACAACAATATTCCTCGCAAGCGTACCATGATTGATATTGGTGCCAACATTGGCATATTTGCTAGACCCAGTGCTGAACGTTTTGAACATGTGATATGTTTTGAACCAGTGCTCAAAAATTTTGAAGTCTTGCAAAAAAATCTAGAAACATACAGCAACGTAGAACTCTATAACTTAGGTCTTAGCAACAGAGATCAAACAGCAACATTTGAATTACAAACTCTCAAGTGTGGGCACACCAAACAGGTGGCAGAGTTTGTGCCCAACCCAGAGTTTGAAAAGCACACTGGAGAACTAACCACACTGGATCGATTCAATTTTGAATCAGTTGACTGGATCAAGATTGATGTTGAAGGTTTTGAAAATGCAGTGCTAGACGGCAGTCGTGACACCATACAACGCAATAGACCTTGGTTGTTGATTGAGGACAACGGTCAACAAGATCAACATAGACAGTGGCTCAATGATTTGTGCGGTCCATATGAGGCAGCCCCTGTCAAGAGCAAGAGTAATACAATATGGATACCCAAATGAAATACGCAGTGGTCACAACATTCAATGCCAGCGGTTACGAACGCTACGCCAGCCGCATGATTGACACGTTCTTACAAAACTGGCCCAAAGAAATTGATTTATATGTGTACACTGAAGACTGTGTGATACAACAGAGCGCACCTAATCTGCATGTGAGAGATTTACATGCAGTAAGCCCAGAAATTGTAGCGTTCAAACAACGCTGGGGCAGCGATCCTAGAGCACGTGGTTTAGTTGCCACAGGGCCAGCGGACCGCAAAGGCAAAGCCCCAGGCCTCGGATTCCGTTGGGACGCCATTAGATTCAGCCACAAAGTCTATTCAGTAGTTCACTGTGCAGACAGTTGCAATGCCGATGTATTATTTTGGATGGATGCAGACATGGTGTGCCATACACCTATTTCTACTGACTTTATCAACAGTCAAATGCCCGCCAAGGTAGGACTGGCCTATCTAGGACGCGAACGAAAGTTTAGTGAATGTGGTTTGTACGGCATGAACCTGCGTGACACTGCTACACTAACGTGGCTCAAAGAATTTCAGTTGGCCTATGATTCAGGACGTCTTATGACCATGGCCGAATGGAATGACTGCTGGGTGTTTGATGAGACTCGTAACGAAGTGCAAGCTACACATCCTAAATGGCGCCAACTTAACTGGAGTCAAGGACTGATCAAAGGCGAAGGTCATCCACTAATCAACACTGCTTGGGGTGCCTATCTTGACCATCTCAAAGGCAGGCGCAAGGAAACTGGCCGGAGTCCAGCCAAGGATCTCATTCAACCCCGAAGCGAAAGTTATTGGTCTGCTTGATAGTCGGCCTTGCTGTGTTTGGCCTTGTAGTGTATAAGATATTCACCCAGCACTGTGTGTGGTAAGGGTGTTTTGTAAGGTTTGGCAAATCCCTCACACAAATCATACACCGGGGCATCAGCAAGATTGA